GTTGGATTGCCCACGCCTGCTATTCGATGCATGACGTGGCCCACATGAGAGTACATATGACCAACCTTGTAGTCCACATACTCTGGCATTCCCGAATGCCCTTGGCTTGGCCATACTTCCAAGCCAGCTTTTTCAGGTACATTAATCGCTAATGTAAATGAAAATGGCATATGAAAAGGTTCGGGCCATAGTATTCTTTGGTATGGTTGATCAATGTGCTTATGCCCCTGATGCCCATTTGAATCATCACCAAAAATATGAAAGCCAGGAAGAGCACCGTATGGATGGCACTTGACTGGTACGTGTATCATCGAAGTGATCTCTTCAATCAACTTTTCGTAAAGTTTATTAAACTTACTATATAGCAAAGGATTCATCTTATCTGATAAATCCACGTAGTCCATTAAGTCATCTAAGTATACGGATGCTCCGAGCGTATGAAATGTACCTCGTTTAGTGAAGTGATCCCGCATAGATAAAACCGTGTCGGATACTTCTATCGCTTCATCCTCTGTTAGTATTTTATTATCAAGGATCATATTACTTACTTTTAGAACGTGGCTGCTCTGTCTTAGGTGCAGTTGGTTTCTTACTCCAATCAATATCGTCGTAGTTCTTACGCTGCTTATCCTGGTTATGCCCCTTGCGTGGGCCGCTTCCTTTAGTGCTCATCTATTTCTACTACCTCTGCTTGTTTAAGTTTCTGGATTCTATCCTTGGCTGCCTTGATTGTTTCGTCGTAGTCCTCCTGTGTAATGACCTGGCGGTCCTCAGTTATCTGCGTGGCCTCGCCACGAGCAGTGAATGCCTGACGTGCAGAGTTCGATACCGATATAGAAATCTCCTTTAGGTCCCTGATGGTAGGCTTTAACTCCCCTGACTCTAGGTCTTCCCGAACTGAGTTGATAAGGTCCTCCTCTAGGCTAGACAGATTCAGGTAACTCTTTGCGGCAATCTTGCCGCTTAAGTCCCTGAACTTTCCTAGATGATCCGTGTAGTCCGACAGGACGCTGATGACTGTCTCCCGATCAATGCCGTACTTCTTTACGATCCTTGTCTGGCTACTGCCAGTGCTATACAAGTACAGTATAGATGCTACCTTCTCTGGGTTATGCCTGGACAGGCTTCGTACCTGAGCAATCTCCTTCTTATCTGCTACCTCCCAGATGGCACCCTGGATCTCCAGCATCAATGCCTCTTTGTCCTCAGATGAATTTTCCTCAAGCATTATTATATATTTGTTAAATAAAGCTTGACTGTCAACCCTATACTTCAGTAGACTCAAAGCATACTCCTTAAGGAGTCCAAGCCATAAAGAGTTTCTTGCCCGCAGGGCAAAAGAAATAAGGTATAACCAAAATCAAAGGATAACTTAACAACACTCCTTAAGGAGTACAGGACCTAGCTGGGGCTAGAACCCTATGAGTAGTGTTTTTTTTTATAGGGTGGTTTATGAATATACGTTCTTGACCAGCACGTTGTAAGTTACCCCCTCCCCCCATCTACACCGCCTCCGCTTCATCTACCTCGCACGGGCACAGCAAGGGACACCGAAGCTACCTCGATCGGGCACGGCAAGGGACGAACGATTTCCGTGCATAAGCGCAGCTAATAGTAAGTCCGCAACCTCGGTCCCATAAGCCCAGCTACTACCAAGGGCATTGCATTGTCGTGAACAGCGCAGCTAATACGGGGGAGATTCACGGGCATGAGATAAGTTTTTCTTCTTTGGAAGGGGAAAGCATTACAGCATAAGTTCTCCTACTCTACTCTACTCTACTTCACCTACATAAACACAGCTAATGCTAGGGACTCTTGTACTCCTTAAGGAGTGTTCGTAATAGCTACGGGGATATGGAAATAGGATAAGGAAGTCTTATGTCAGTATTCTATGATAAGCGCAGCTGTCTGCTGCTTCTCAGCATTAGCGTAGCTACTTAAAGGGGGACGGCTACAGGGTGCCACAGCTCTGGAAAATGTAATTGCGACTGAATCTCAACAAAGGTCGATATTGCTCAGAAGGCTGTTGCAGCGGCGGCGAAGGGTAGGGTGCCAGTCGGAAATCGGAGGCCATGCTGGGGACGTGAGGTGCCCTGCTGTCGATTTGATTTTCTGGTTTTCAGAGCATTACCAACGACTTACGAAAGTTTATTAACGACTTATAGAACTGCTATCAACAACTTACAGAAGTCTATCAACGACTTATGGAGCATATGGATGCAGTCGGCGAACTGGTCGCAAAATGGCACTGAAAATAATTCCGAATCGAGTTGACAGTACACAATCTATACACATTATGGCTGTTGTAGTACAGTTCTTTGACAGTTTAAGCCTCAGCCGAGGCACCGCCAATCGCAGCGGAATTAATGCGCAGCTGAACCGCAATGACGAGAGACTAAGGATCTCCCCAGTATAGACAGCCGCCGTGATCATCTAGCACAGATGCACGATCCGAATACAGACCGACACTGTAATAACCTCAGCCTCTCAGCCTAACACGCTGAGGGGCTTTCTGGGTATAAGCACACTGCTTACAACTAACACACTATATATACAAACTATGAGCATTACACTAAACTATAACGACCAAGTAAAAACTTCAAGCGACCGCTATGAGACAGTCTTCACGGTCGGATCAGTCGAAGGTTACAGCTCCTACGAGACCCCAGAGGAGGCTCTGGAGCGTTCAATAGGCTTCGGGCACCCACTAGCTTGGGTCAACGCAAGCGGTGCTTGTCTGACCGCTGACTACGAAGGAAAAGCGGATGACCGCAAAAGGGCATCCGAGGCATACAGGGATGCCACACTCATCAACAGCGGCGACCACGTCACTGTAGAGGGCAGAGAATACACAGTTAAGGTAGTGGCCAGACATGAGTCCTACAGCAATGGCATCAAATTGATTCCATTTGCCAATCACCCTTACATCAACTCCTAGTTATTAACAGCCTCCCAGCCATCCGCTGGGGGGCTTTCTGGGTATACGGACAGGGCTTCGCCCCGTGAATTAAAAACAGCCTTCAAGGATTGCTTCTATCGACGGATATAAGCACGAAGGTTTCACACAGAAGTTCAAAGGCGGCACAAGCTATGCCGCCGAGTCCGTACCATTTCCACATAAACTCACATAAACTCACATCAACCAACGCATACAAACTATGAAACCAGATTACACTACGATCTACTACAAGATGTACACGCTCGACGGCGACACCATCAAGGGCGAGTCCAACTGCTTTGAGGCGATGGTAATGCTCTACCGCCAGAGGCTTAAGAAACGTGCCAAGCACGACAGGGCACAGCGTGGCAGCCTACAGTACAGGTTCCCGCACACCGAGTACGTCAAGTACTAGTTATTAACAGCCTCCCAGCCGCAAGCTGGGGGGCTTTCTGGGCAAAGCACATCTGCTTCAACTAACACCTAGCACATACAAACTATGACAGAATCGAACCTACCTCCCAAAACAATCCTGCACCTCAAGCTAGATGCACGAGGGCAATGGCTTTACGCTATATCCGACAACTATGACCTGCTGGAAAGCCCAAGGTGGGAATACGGCTCATTAAATAAGAATGAGACTATCGCCGAGGCACAAGCACGCTACGGTTCTTTTGATGGAATCACAACCTAACAACCAACGCATACAAACTATGGAAACGCACATCAAAACAATCAACGGGTACCTCTGCGAAGTAGAGATCGACCCGACCGAAGATCCCAGCACACAGGGATTCGTATCGAAAGGCAGCGCATCTGGCAGCCTTCAATCAGCATTCGATCAAGGGTACATCACCACGGCAGGTGGTGCACGTGAATACGAGATCCCCGAAAGCATCCTGCACCGCATCGAAGACTGGGCATACTCAGTCGGATATTAACCCTACGGCACGCAACAGCAGCCTCCTAGCCATCCGCTAGGGGGCTTTCTGGGTAGCAGAGCTATCCTAGCACTCGCAACCTATCACAACGCCGTACAGCGGCACACAGAGGCACTAAACTATGACTATTGAAATAACTAAAGAAGCCGCCCAAAAACTAATCGGAAACGACGAAGAAACGTGGCGAGATTATAAGCAAGATGAACTAGCCGAGACTTCATTTTATTACGGTTACGGGGTTCACATTCAAGTGATTCACAATTGGGTAGGTGGCATCACTCAATACTACATTACAGACATCAACGCATAAAAAAATATGTACATTGTAACTTACCTTCACGAAACAAATATCAACGGCACCTTAGGTCACTCGGATGGCTATGAGGTATTCGATAACATCATCTATGCGCAAGAGCGATACATGGAGCTACTGCAAGATGAGAACCTTGACTCGGCAAGCATCAGCCGACCAATTGTAAGTACTGACTATGAGACAATCCAAAACCCAAGCAACCCAGTTAAACGTGAACACTAATTCCAAAAACATACACACCGCCTGCAACATGGCACAGGATCTAGTCGAACTCCAGATGGGCAAACACATGATCTGGCACGATCGTGCAGACGGCTCAGAAGTATTGACAGACGAGGCACAAGACCTCTTCCATGACATCTATCAAATTATACAAATTCACCTCCGCAAACATCAGCAACTATGAACAATAAAAACGCCATCAGAAACTTCCTCCTTTGCGCTCGCATACTGCGAGCCGAGGGCAAGGGACTCACAGTCAACCGCAGCCGCTACGGTGGCTGCACAGAGCTGCGAGCTAAGCAGCACGGGACTACGGACAGCGTAGTTCTTTACATGGGCACACGTGGCGACATCAGTTGCTCCGTAGCCTTCACCCGATAACCAACACCGAGAAATAAAATATGAACACATTCAAAACAGAACTATTCGACGTATCATTTGATGAGCCAACAGGGCAGGACAGACCTTCGGTCACCATCACGCACAGGAAGACCGAGGATTACTTGGTGTTCTTTAGCCTAGCTTCCGTATGCATTGAGGTCGATGACCTCTTGCAGTGGGGCAAGCTGGATGCACAGGAGGCTATCAAGGTCATTCGCAAGTCGGCTTCCTTCTTTATCCTTAACGGGGATTAACTCCTTAAGGATTCCCTTTTTCCTTTACTCTTTCCCCCTTCGGGGGGAGGCTCCTTAAGGAATACATTCTTAATTCTAATAACTAAAATAATAACGTCAAGCAAAATTATGAGCACACAAACAGACACCCAAGACCTAGTAAGCCTACTCACTGACTTTGAAGAAGGTCAGTTAAATTCATACGATACCCTCCAGCTCTTCGGAGGGCTGATCAGCACGGGCACCATCAACAGCCTGCAAGGGTACTACCAGCGCACAGCACGTGACCTAGTGGACGCAGGTTACCTGTCCAACGAAGGGGACGTACTATGAGGGCACTGATGGCCGGGATTCTCCTGCTCGTGGGCACTTCGCTCACGGGCACGGGGGAGACCCTTAACCGTGCCATACAGGCACTCATACAGGTCGAGACAAACGGACGCAGCTCCGAGATCGGTGACGCTGGTAAAGCCTACGGCATCCTGCAAATTCACAACGTAATGATACAGGACTACAATAGGATTGCCAAGGCAGACCTCGTGCACTCAGATGCATTCAGTCCAGAGGTTTCTTACATCGTGTGCCGCACGATTCTCACGCACTACCTACAGGACATCAAATGTCCTACCCTCAAGCACATTGCATTCATCTGGAACGGAGGCGGCGGGGCACGGCACCGAGTGCTGCACCCTCGCAATGATTCAAAGCAAAGCAATCTCAATGCGTACTACAAGAAGGTACGCCAAGCATACAACCAACAATAATACTATGAAAGATTACATACTAGTACACGGCAGAAACATACCAGTCGAGCAGGACGTTATATACTCAGCAGAATCAGTAGTTGAACTATTCAATGATGGATTTCACTTTGTGGATGACGAACAATTCATCGAGTACAAACCTAACAACCAACAATAATACTATGGAACAACTACAGATACACACATACCCAGCAGGACTCGCCAACAAACTCGGGCAGGACGTTACAGTGCAACGCCTCAACGACCTTAACCGATTCGATGACTGCCTTGTCGTTGACCTAGACGATGGCGACCAGTACTTCGTGCACCCGCAGTCGCTACCACAGCGCACCTCTGATAGCCTACTAGAATACATGGACAGGAAGTGCATAGACGTACAGTACAGGGCAGACGTAGAGGGTAAGGTAAACGCAATCGACTTGTACTCCTTCGAGAATAAGATATCGCACAGCCTTAGCAGTACCTGCCTAAAGGATTGCATCAACTACCTAATGGACATGGATCCAGACGAACTGTAACTAACTAATTGACAGCGCATAGGGTGAGTCATTCAATTTTAGGATGGCTCACTTCTATGACTGCAATGACACACTGGATGCCTTCCTTCGGGATGACATCACTACCGTAGCACAGGCTCGCAAAGTCCGTGCTATTTTTCCGTCCGTTACTACCGTACTTGGCATCTGCAAGGATGAATTTTTAGACAGCATCTACAAGCCAAGCAAGATGGTCGAACTAGGTAGGGAGAAACCTTACCTGCACTGGCGGGAGATTGAACGCCTATGCTACGGGATGCGCAAGCACCCCTCCGATGGATCATTGATACCATCATCTGAATTTGGCACAGCAGTGCACGCACGTATCGAAGAGTTGATACAGGCAAAGCTTCACGATTACGAGATCGGGGAGTCACCATACCAAGAGTGGGCAGCACCATTCCTAGAGTGGATGCAGGTCTGCGAAGTCAAACCGATTGCCACCGAGTGCGTAGTAGCAGACAAGCTGATCAAGATAGCAGGAAGCGTAGACTTCATTGGCTATGACAACGAGGGTAAGCTATTCCTAGCGGATTACAAGTGCCGCACCAATACCAAGGGCAAGGCCAAGGTATACGACAAGGACTGCGAGCAGTTAGCCATCGAAGCTTTCATCGTACAGAAGCAGCACGACCTACCTTACACGCCAGAGTGCAGGTCAGTAGTCATTGACTGCGAGACTAAGAAGCACTGGCACCACGTCTGGAATACAAAGGACGTGAAGCAGGGCATCGCCAACGCCAAGCTGATGGCAAAACTTTACTGGAACAAGAGGATGAAAAAGTGAAAGACCTATACCCGATTGACTGGGATGACTGCGGATACTTTTTACAAGACGATGCAATCAAACTGGACGGCCTTGACTCAGCAGTGCTGGGCATCACCGACACTGGGCACCTGTGCTACAGCTACGAACTAATCGTAGACGTATTCGTTACACGGGATGAGATGCAGTACGACGAGGCCATCGAGTGGGTCGAGTACAACATTTTACCACTGCACATGTACGGTGGCTTCTCACTGGTATACACGGACATCTAGGTATGGTATTTGAAATCAAATACAAGCAGAAGGACATGCCGAAGGGATTCATTAGCAAGGCAGTCAAGCACGCTCACACAGCCGAGGCTGCACTCAAACTCTTTGCACCCAAGAAGCCAGACAAGGGCGGGTACACGACTACAAAGCGAAAGGCTTACGTACAAATCCTTAGCGTAAATGAAATACCTACCGAGTAGTAAACTCAAGCAGTGGAGGGAAGACAACAGGCCGAAGGTGTGCCCGATCTTCAAGTGCAGTCTAAGTGATTCAGTAGTCGATCACTGCCACGATACTGGACTGATACGGGGCGTGCTGCACAGGCAGAGCAACGCTTGGGCTGGAAAGATTGAGAACTCTTGGAAGAGATTCGGTCGTAACAATTCAAAGGCTCCCCTGCCAGATGCACTACGTGCCCTAGCAGACTACCTAGAGAATGCTAGGACAGACGTGATGCACCCAGTCGGACTGACACAGAAGTGCAAACGCTTTAAGAGATTGCCAAAGGCCACGCAGATGAAGATATTAATTCAAATGAAATGCGAAGAAAATGATATTAACTCTTGCAAGAATGCAGCCGAGCGCACACAGTATTTTCGTACTGCTTTTATCAAGCAGTGCACCTAACCAATAACACATAACACATAACAAGAACACATATGAGTACACTAAATAACAGCAGACAGGAACTAGCACAGCAGCACGTTACATTCAACGTAGCACCCTTGACCGATGACCTTTCATACTCTTATCTAATTAAGGTTGAGCAAGGCGAAGGAACCGAATACTGTGGAGTAAGTAGCATTGAAGAGGCTTTTCAGTTAATGCTAGAGCATCCGTGCAGCACAGCCACCATCAACATTGGCAATAAAATACCTAGCATTAAATTCAACTAACGCATAAAACATATGAACATATTACAACAGATACAGTCGGAGCTGAAGGCTCCCAAAGGCCAGAAGAATAACTTCGGCAACTACTCATACCGCAGTGCCGAGGATATCCTCAGTGCGGTTAAGCCCCTGCTACAGAAGCACGAGGTGTCACTCATCATCAGCGATGACATTGTTGGAGTAGAGGGACGTGTATACGTCAAGGCGACAGCAACTCTATGGTCGGGTAACAAGGGCTGCGAGCCACTTGCTGGTTCCACTGGCTTTGCTCGTGAGGCTCTTACCAAGAAGGGAATGGACGATGCCCAGATTACTGGCAGTGCCTCCTCCTATGCACGTAAGTACGCTCTTAATGGCCTTCTATGCATCGACGATACCAAAGATCCCGATGCAACAAACACTCACGGGAAGGGCGAACCTTCCTACAAAAAGAAAACACAAACCCTGGATGGGTTAATATAATGGAAACCAAAACATACGACAACAACAACAGTGGTGCACTCTTCCCTAACGACCGTAAGGAAAAGGACACTCACCCCGATCTCACTGGCTCTTGCGAAATTGACGGCAAGGAATACTGGTTCAAGGGATGGAAGAAAACAAGCAAGGCAGGCAAAGCTTTTTTGTCTGTAGCGTTCGACCCGAAGGAAGCCAAGCCAGACGTAGTTTCGTCTGGAGTTGCCCCGATGAGCGACGATCCTATCAGCTTCTAGATGCTAGAATTTGATAAGATCTGGTGGGAGAAATTCCGCCAAGAGGAAGTTGTTTCCATATTGGAAATGACTGCTGGAAAATGCTCGGACTACACAGGAGGCGAAAGCTGCGATAACCCCTTCGCAAACTTTGACGGCTCCTCCGAGTTTGGTGTGCACCCCTTAACTGGGGTGTGCATCAGAATGCAGGACAAATTCCAGAGAGCAAAAGCTTTCTGTAAGGATGGCAAGCTATCCGTTTGTACTGAAGGCGACCAAGCTAAGGACATCTTCCGAGATCTCATTGGCTATTCACTGATCGCACTAGGTATGCTCGAAAGACAAGACCGCCAACCATAACTACCCTACTCGCCAGTTGCAGTCCGATCCTGCAACTGGCCTTAGGATTTATAAACTATGAAAAACTATGACAACCATACACGATTTACTAGAAGCAGACACAGACCTACCACATAATTTATCAGCAGAGCGGGCACTCATTGCCTCCTGCTTACTCGGAGATAACTCGGACGCATACGACAGCATATCAAGTGCAGTCAGTCCAGATGACTTCTATGCACTACGGCACCAGCTTTCATACCAAGCTATAGCCGACCTCGCAGGGGCAGGGCAACCCATCGACGAAATCAACCTTGTCGAACGCCTTAAGGTAAACAACAGCCTCGACGAAGTTGGAGGCATCGCAGGTGTAATGGCCCTAGCAGGCTCAGCAGATACACCGTTCAGAATCCTTAACTTTGCAGGCATCGTAAAGGAGAAGAGCAACCTACGCAGGATGCACCGAGCGTACAAGATTGCCGCCGAGCGCAGCGCATCAGAGCAAATGGATTCCGCCGAGATCCAAGGTGAACTAGACACTGAGCTAAGCTTGGTCAACAGCAATGAAACTGGTATCGAGAAGATCTCCAACTCAGTTGACGCACTCAAGGAGGAACTAAAGCAGATGCAAGAGGGCACGTACATCAAGGACGTTGTACGCACGCACATACCGCACCTAGATGATAAGCTAGGGATGGGAGGCATCGGGGCAGGGGAAGTATGTATCATCGCTGCACCTACCTCTTGTGGTAAGTCCGCCGTAGCTATTAACATTGCACTACGTGCAAGTAAGATCGAGTCCGTACCTGCTGCCATCTTCTCCTTTGAAATGCCACAGAAGCAAATCGCTAGGCGTATGATTCAGACACTCAGCGGTGTCAACCTACGCCAGGTTGAAGAGAACGTAGCTACACCTGCCAAGGTTAAGGCAGTGCACGCAGCTAACGAACTGCTAGCGGGCCTGCCCATCTACACTGTGCACGCAGTCAAGGGGGCCGACGACTTGAGGAGCCAGATCAGACTACTGGTACGCACGCACGGCGTGAAGCTCGTGGTCATTGACTACCTGCAACTAATCCCATTCGGGAAGAACGTAGGTAAGACCGAGGGCATCTCATCTATCTCTCACAAGATAAAGCAGATAGCAGTGGAGCTGGAGATAGGCATCCTGCTGTTAGCACAGGTCAATCGTGAAGGTGCCAAGCGTGAAAGCGGCCTTTCACTGTACGACCTTAAGGACTCAGGTGACATTGAGAATGACGCAGATGCAGTCATCCTTATGTGGCCAGAGGGAGGGGACGTTGAGTCAGCTAAGAAGGTTGACTCGACGGGACCATACACTGAGTTGCAATACTCAGTTGCAAAGAATCGAGAAGGCGAACGTGACGTTCGTGGAATCTTCAAACTATATCACTGCGTAGGAATCATAAAGTAATGCTAAACAAAATTAAACTAACTGAAATCGTAGCCGAAGAGTTCGGCACTACACCTAACATCATTCGTGGCAAGTCCCGCACTAGACGGGCATCGTATGCCAGAGATGCACTTGCATATGTAATGCACCTGCACAACTGCACGCACGAAGAGATCTCACGCCTCGTCAACAGGCACCGCACCAGTGTAACGTACGGACTGAACCGAGTGCAGGCACGCCTTGCATCTGAGGCACAGGACTGCATCGTGTACTGCTCTGCACTTAACAACGCATGCACCCAAGCTGGTGTACAAATCAAATACAAAACTAATGAAACTATCAAGGAAGATTAAACTAGAGTACTGGCAGGCAGTGACCACTGGTAAGCCGCACGGCAACCTGGACGCAATGCTGACCGAGGCCCTCGACAAGATGGAGGAAGAGATAAAAAATAATCCCAGTTGTAAAGGAATCCTTGACGACTCAGACCAATAGGGCGCACACATTATGAATCTAATCGACTGCACAATAACGAAAATAATCGACACTCCCAAGCGATACGAACTATCGAACGGGGCATTCTGGCTACTCACTGTTGAGTATAATAGTCATGGGCATTTATCGGAAACGAGACGCTCATTCAAAACGGAAGGGGAAGCACTAGCTGTCAAGGTTGGTGACACCTTTCTTTCAAGCCACTAATTAACACAGCCCAGTAGGGCGCACACACTATGGAACCACAAGATATTATCGAAACCGCATTTTTCGGCCTCCTATTCTTTCTGCTGATTTTTAGCGTGGGTTGTGTCGTCTTAAGTAAATAACATCAAAGCCCAACAGGGCGCACACATTATGAAAAATAAAGACATTGAAGACATCATTATCGAATACTGTGAAGGTTTTGAGCATCTAGAATTTAACTATAGCGATTTACCCGAGATGGCAGAGAAGATAAGGGAGGAACTGGCGACGGAAAATCATCGGCTACGCATTGCACTGCCGCCGCTACCCAAAAAGGAAATTCTCAAAGCTCCAGAACGTCGAGAGATTCTCGGATACACTGCGGCTCAGATGATGGACTACGCCGATGCTGCCGTATCTGCAACGTGGAAGGCGCACACATTATGAACATCATCGATATCATCTTTCTAGTGGAGGTTACTGCTGCCATCTGTATTATTAAGATCATGCACGACCTGCCACTCTAATAACATCAAAGCCCAGTAGGGCGCACACATTATGAAAGAAACAATAACACAAGTAAGCCTCACAAATAACGAAGCTGGAACTAATCCAGTTTATAATTGCATTAAAGTATCGCCTCAAGACGAAGCGGGCGGATCGTTCCTTAAAATTACAGGAGAAGATGAGCAGAATGAGGGAGCTTCAATTAACTTAGATTGGGAAGAATGGGATGCTGTTGTGAAGGTAGTAGCTAAGTATCGTAAAGAATGGGAGTGGAAGGTTTAATATTATGGAACCACTAAGACAAGGATACTACTGGGCTAGACCACTAAGGTCAGTCGGAGCCGTCAAGGAAGGGCAGCTGCAAATCGTAGAAGTCTCAGAGTGTGGCGATCACGTGTTCACCATAGGAGAGGAGTTCAGTGACCCTATACAGAGCTTTCACCTCATAGCCCACATTCCAACTAAAACCAATGCCCAATAGGGCGCACACATTATACAACAATATACACCGATATACATTATGACTAAGAAATACACGAAGAACGAACATATGCACCACCTCAACGATGGAGCTACACCTATGGACCCAGAGGCCCAGAAGTTAATCGAGACTAGGCTAGCACGAGCTAGCATCAACGGCCAGACCCGTAACACTGCACCGCAGAACATCGGCCAGTGGCTACAGGTTACACATCGAGCTGTCTTCAACCGAGACTTCGACCTGTACGTAACAACTAACGCCAAGGAGAAGCACTGCATGAGCAAGTAATATGAAGCATAAAAAATTTGACTCAGATTTATTTGACCTCACGGACAGCCCAGCAAGGGAAGCAACTAAGCAGTACCTATCCCGAATGGGATACACTGCCATCGACAACCCTAACAAGTACTGCGCTGACCTTATCATTGAGGACCTTTGCTATGTAGAATGCGAGTGCAAGCTCGTGTGGAAAGGGCCAGCCTTCCCTTGGCCTACAGTGCACATCCCGCAGCGTAAGCAGAAGTTTGCCAAGCTAGATATGCCAGTGCTGTTCTACATCTGGAACGCAGAGTACAGTCACGCTATGCGTATAGCTGGGGAGCTGCTAACAGATGACAGACTGATTGAAGTACCTAACCGTATGATAGCAAAGGGTGAATACTTCTATGATATACCTATGAATTGCATTCATATCATCAGCAAGTGCTAGTATTACTTGCACTATCCTACTTAAGAAACATAGTAAAGTTACCTTAGAGATAAGGTTTGCGTTATATGTGTCGGTTCGGGACTTTTTTTCATAGTTTAAGTCCCAAAAAAATTGGCCTCCCTTTTAATTAAGGGAGGCCAAACTTGTTTTAGGACCTAGAACGTAGGGTATTTACCCTCTTGTGCTTTCTTTTTCTTTTTCCACTTTTGAGATTTTGCACCTGCACCAAACCTGTAGTACCACAACTGAGCCAAGGGACTCTTGCTCCAGAACTTTAATTCCGATAACTCTTTGTCTCCAGATACCCAATCGTGGAGTGATTCACCCCCTTCGACTATGATGTTCCAAGCAGCAGGCGTAAACCTATTTGCTATAGTCTTAACAGGACCCTCCCTGAATAGTTGATCTGCACTGTACTTGTTCATTCCAAATATAGATAGAAGATTGTCAGCTACATGATCAGGCAGGTATGTGTCCTTGCCAGTAATCCAGTCCTCAAGTAAATCCTTGGGCAAACCAAATGCAGTAAGGAGTATTCCGATGTATGTTAATTGACGGAGAGCATTAGTCCTTTGCTCCAATGTTTTTCCTGGGCCAGCTAAATCATTAAGTGCCTGTTGCCTCATGAAGTTCACGTCCAGCAGCATGAATGTTTGTAGCTTATAGAAGAGACGCTTATTAGGATCAGTCTGATACTTCTCTGGAACCTGTAGATATGTAAGAGGCTGACGCTGTAGTAGCTCTGCTAGTAGTGCTTCCTTGACGAGGGTACTATCATTAGCTTTGTTATTGTGTAGATCTGCTATGGCAAGTAGTGCGTCACGACTGCCCATTGTAATGGTCAGTTCAGCAAGCAACTGATTGTATTTCTTTGAACCAACAGGAGACTTTGCCTTACTGACAAAGTCATCGAATGTAGACTCTATACTTGAATGCTTCATTGCCGTATCCATCTGACGGAATGGAACAAACCAAGTAAGAGCTGTATCTAATATCTTGTTCAAGGCTCCTGGGTTATCAAACTCTGCGGAGATTTGTTTCTGTGAAAAGTAAAAGTCTTTCTCTAGATCAAACCTTCGGTTACCAGTAACGGTGCGGTATAATCCTCGTACCATTGATTCAGGACCACGCCTTAGCATTACTTTCCATTGATCCATAAACTGCACGATCACTGGCCCTGGATTTACCAAGGTTGCTAGGTAAGTAAATGTTCCTGCATTCCGCAGGAGAATGTTCTCCTGTGCCATTGTAGCAGTAGTCAATTCAGTCAATGACTTCAGTAAGTCTGCGTCTGCTTGATCTATTTGACCCGAAGTAAATAGGTCATCGCTTAGTTTACCAAGTGTACCAAGTAATCGGCCTTCACCCTTTCGGGTGTCGCCAACAACCTTAAAGCTTTCAATAGCTCGGCTCATGTTACTAACGTACTTGCTAAAGGAAATTCCTGGAGCGTCATAGAACTTTAATTTGCTCGGTGGAATCAAATCAATCTCACGGACCTTAGTATTTCCTGGGAGCTTTACCCCATTAAGATCTTTACGTAATTTATTCTGCAAGAAGTCTTGGAAGAAACGGCCACGCTCTTCCTTGTCCATACTGGCCAAGGGTGCAGGGTTACCATCTGAATCCTTCAGTTCACTACGACGAATATTCTCGTCTCTAACAAGGGACTCAAAGGTACGCTTAGTTGTCTGACCATATGATTCAATTAATCCCTTAAGATCATTGATCGAACGAGGGAAGTACTGCTGGAGATATCCCATGTCGGGCATACCAAGCTCACTGTAATCAACAAATAGCTGCTCAAGGATTGGCTGTACATCAAGACGGTACATATTAAGCAACCCGTACTTTTGCAGGATGGCATCACGTCTATCCATCTTCTCTCTGTTCTTAGCTAAGTTTGCTTCGGCTGGAGTAGGGCTAAAGAATATAAGCCGCTGCACTTCTACGAACTCATCGCCCTTAATCGAATTGAGTTTCTTGAAGAACTGCTCTGTCTGCTTTTGGTAAGTAAAGACACGCTTACGAATTGCAGTATCCAAGCCCTGAACTATACGACCAAACTCTGGATGAATACCATTCAATCGTGTGATAATTGGAGTCAGGTATTGAGATGCAGTTTTTCGGTAGTCGTTGTCAAACCACTTGCGTTGCTCAGCAATGCGCTCGGATGAATCCTTACCTGCTGTAGCACCAGCTTCAGCGTTCTCCTTGGCAGTGTTCTTGTCTGTTGCATCGTAAGCCTGTGCTACCACGTCCTGACTCTTAGGTCGGATCGAAGGGTCTACTGCCTTCAGCAGTTCCACAGAGTCAACAATGACCTGTGCCGCCTCAGGGTTAGTCTTGATCATTGGCCCAAGTACCTTGGCCATATAAGCCTGTACCGAGCGCAGAAGTTTTACGATAGTGTTCCAAGCTGGACCGCCTTGGCTTTGCATTTGGTACTCCTCGGAGAACTCTCCGTATAATAAATTCTGTATTACTGCACGGCTGTACTCTGAGCCATACCCAACATAGTCCTCTGGCTTGATGTTCTGGTACACATCTTTAATGTCTGCACGCTCTGCATCAGTAAGGCTCTTGCCGAACTCTCCAAAGAAGTCCGTCCATACCTTGCCTCCCTCGGCCATAGAGAACTTCTTCCTGGCCGAAACCATTAGGACTTGGTGCATAGCAGCGTGAATTATTTCTTCACGCATTGCTGCACGTATGCCAGCCTTGCTGCGTTTAAGCAGCAGCATAGGGTTGTACTCGATGATCCCCTGAGTAGCATTGTAACGTGCTACGTAGTCGGTCTTCATCCGCATTACGATCCTTACATTGATCTTCTTACCAATAGGATCGAACTCCTTCTCGATGGCATCCTGTACTTGGCCGCCGTTGTCGTAGGTATCTCTGGGACCACGGTCCTCTACGGCAGTATCTGCCGCCTGAGCTGTTACGTCATTACCTTCAGTTGCTAATTCTAAAGCTTGATCATAGGAAGAAGCATATCCTGGATTAGGATATTCAGAAAACTTGCGGTTCATTTGTCCATTAAATTTCATGAACAATAAGTCAGGCTGACCTTTATTAAATTGCTGATACTTCTGGTACGACCAGTCCGATGGCTTTTGTTCTGGATCAAACGGCAATCGAGCTACAGGTTCAAAACCATATCTAGCGTATACCGTTCCAAGAACAGTATCAAAACCGTTCAACCATCGAACAGCTCCACTAGCAATTGCAAGATCAAATGCAGCATCTACATCCGCTTTAGTAGCGGACTTACTTGCGGTTACACTGGACACTTCTCCACTAGGAGAAATAGCCAGAGTTACATATGCTTTGCCTTTACCCTTTGCTACTATAAGGTGATAACCTTTGTAGTCCTTTTCTTTGTATACATCAACTGAAGAACCAAACTTGTGGTTTCTTTTGTTGCGACTGGCAATCTCTACAAAGTCCTTAGCGTTTACACGAAGTATTCCCGTAAAAGTTTTTTCGCTTCTTCCCGAGTGCTTGCCTTTCCCTCCTCGATAAGAGACTGTTCCATTATAGAGTCGGAGTCGGTTGCCTGCTGGGACGGTGATTTGGGTTGAGTTTCCTGGGACTCCAATGATGTCTGATCCACCTCTAAAGAGTAAGTCTCCTCCAAGGATAGATCCATCCCCATTGCCTTGTACGCCTGCTGCGCTTGTTCCAGATCGTCCACTAGGGCTGGTTCCAGACCACTCTGGAGCATTGATTGTCTCTCCGATAATTTGTTGTCTTGCTTCTGTTTCATCTTTGTATGTGTTCCATTCTTTGGTTCGTTTTTTTACAAGCTCAGGCTTTCTATCCTGAGGCAAGTATACTTGGCGTATTGCTTCCCATGTTATGGATTGCATTTGCCTTGGTTGCAAGCCTACTTCTTTAGCAGCACGACGATAAGCATCTAGGTATACATAGTAAGTCCCACTGACCGTCTGTCCTCCCTTTGTAGTTTTGCCAGCTTTGCCTGATCCAAAGTTATCAGATACCTGTTGAGCACTAGATCCAAGTGGCATCAACAATGCCGCCGCTACTGCGTGAGTATCCATAGTCGCATCACCGTAAGGACTATTAGGAGCAGCTATATTATTATAAAAGTTACGGACCTTATGCTCTGAACCTAGTCTATCTGATATGTTTTGCGCTGATCCATCTTCTATAATAGATACAGCCTTTACGATTTCACTAGTCGAACCCCATCCATTGTTAGCTGGTTGACCATCTAACCTTAATGATGGTCCACCAAAGTCTCCCTCTGGAGTTACAATGCTATAGTTCCTACCAAACTGCACTTGTGCATTAGTTCGTATTGCCCAAGCCATAAGTGCCTGGCCTTCTTTGCTAGGGTCCTGAGCTAACTCACGTACAGTTTTTCCCTTAATCTGTTCTAAGACAAACCTACGATCATCTTTTGCTTTCTTGTCTAGCTTCTTGTTGTAATTCTGCCTACGCTTTGTCTGCTCAGCAGTTTCATTTACGAGCTTCTTCTTCTTTTGTTTTACTGGAGCTACAGCAGAATCAATGATCTCCTCGATCATACCATCGTACTCTATTCCCTCAATCTTTACATCTTGATAGTTTCTCCAAATGTGAATGACTTGCTCACCTTGAGCGACATTCATAAACCAATCTTTCTGTGGACTCAGAACTGCTAATACGGCAGATGCTTGTTCGGTAGTAATTTGGTAACGCTTTGCAAATCCATTTGCAATCTTATTGGCACCATCATACCACTGTGTAGCACGAGCACGCAACTCATCAGGGAAAGCCTTGTATAACGAAAGAAGATTATCCTTCATGAAGTTGACTAACTTCTCGTACTTAACCTTCGTGTCTTTCTCATTTTTAATGTCCGCAGGCAAATGGCCATAGTCCATAATTTCCATGTGTTTCTCCAGCGTTTCTTCTGGGACCATTGACACCTCAATGTTAGAGTCCTGACTAGTTTCTCCATCAGGGTTTCGTGCAGTTCCAACACGACTAGGATCTTGAGTATTAGATACGGAAGATACTGAAGGTGTTACACTTGGGGCCGCCTCGGCCACTACGTCTGGTTCGCCTACAGTGACAGTGTCATACACTGGAGCCTTTACTCCCTGGCGAACTACTTCGCCGATTACATTGCCGAACTTTAAGTCTCCCTTTGTGTATGGCCTGCCTCTTGGCTCCTTTGCTTGTGCCCTAGGGTCAAGAGTAAGTGGATTGTTACTTACAAAGTTAGTGGTGTAGTAGTGCTTACCCGATTGTTCAACCGACACAAGGGTTGTCTGAGGAGCGTTCTCTGGTTCCTTGGTCCAATTCCAACCAGCAGACCTTCTAAACAAATTAGTTCTGACTATGCGACCTTGCTTTCGATCCCTTTTATTTAGTGGAGTTGCTTCAACTTCACTAGTTTCCAGGATCGGTCTATCGTTTTCGACCCTAACACTTCCACCTTCAAAAGTTTTGTTGTTTAATGACTCACCTGTTTTTAGGTCAACAAAGTTTCCTTCCGTCATTCCCTCTGGATTAAACTGTTTGAAAAAAGGAGGAGGTGTTTCTTTCGGGTTTTTGCCAGTGTATCTAAAAGGAACATATGTTGAGAAAGCCTCGGCTGCTACATCTTGGCCCTTATTTAGATCTACAGATAACTCATCGCCCGCTTTATTATATTGGCCCTGCATCTGTGAACGTACTTCACGTCCCATTGCTATGATCTCTTGGTCAGAGTAACCAGCATTCTGTAGCCTTGCACGGTATTGTTCCCGCCTGCGCTTTGCTGGATCACTTTTACCTTTAGTCGTTGCGCTGTATGCTGCACGCTCAAGGTCAGAAGCAAAAGTTATTTTTCCAGACTGCTGATACTTAGGTTGGGCTGTCTTACTTAACCTACTAGGAAGGCGAAAGCTTCGTGCCTCTGGTGCCTGCTCTGTAGCAGGTGCTTCAGCCTCTACTACTGGAGGCTCTACAGCAGCCTCTGGCTCTACAGGTACTGGCTCCTGTATAGGATCAGGTACTTCATTAGGAACCTGAGGTTCAATGTCTGCAACTGTAACACCATAAGCTGGGTCGTACCGACCAGCTAATTCCTTTTCGGCTACCTCCTGTTGGTTGTCTCCTTCATTAACAGATATTGGTACAACACGAACTGTTCCGTCAGGTTGCTTATAGGTTACCTCTACGGTTCTATAATTTCCTAATGGTGCACTACCTTCTGTTGACTCACTTGAACCTGATTCTTCTCCCTCAACTGGAACCCCAGTAATGCCACCAGAAAAAGTTTGAGCCGCAGATACTCCTGTGGCTACAGTGCCACCTACAATACCACCCACAAAACCTTCGTAGGCATACCGCTTTACGTCATCCCAAGAGTAATCTCTGTTAGGATCATAGATCCTAGCAAACTGATCTTGTGCCGCAGCTTCAGCAGCTTCAGTAACAAACTCTCCAGCACTACCCTTAATCGAGTCCTTTAATACTTTCTTAACTACACTGCCCTTTACTGTTTGTCCTGCCTTAAAGAAATCATCAAGCTTGTTTAAGCCCATTGATTTCAAACCTATCCGATTTGCAACTACAGAGAAAGCAGAGTAAAGACCTTGGGCAAGTCGAACCTGATCCCGTTGTTCTTCGTTCATGTCGGCGTAATCAGTAGCAAATGTTTCTTCTGCATCCTTACGCA